GACGGCAAGGTAAACCCGGACCTCCTGATCATGGGCGAGTCGGCCATTTCTAACTTTTTGTCAAACGCGAGCGTTATCGCGCAGGCGGATAACCGTCGTTACGAATTGGCCGAAATCGCGCCGCAGTTTATGGATTCGGGCGCAACCATGTACGGCTTTTATTGGATCGGAAACTACCGGTTCCAGCTTTGGTCGTACCCGGACACCTACGACAACCCCGCCAACGGAAACCCGGTTCCCTACGTCGGCACCAACAACGTGATCATGCTGTCGACTAAAACCCGGCTGGACATGGCGAGCGCGCGCGTTCCATTGCCCTTGGGCCCGGATCCTCGTGTCGCTGGACTGTTGCCCGGCCGTATGACCAGTCGCGACGCCGGAAGCAATTTCGACGTAACGCCAAACGTCTACGCAACGCCGAACGGTAAGCAGATCATGGGCGAGCTGGAAAGCCGGCCGCTAATGATCCCGGTCCAGATTGACGGGTACGCCTGTTTGACGACTGTACCAGCATAAAAACAGGCCTCCAGATCGGGGGCTCGTTTTACCGCTTGTAAAATAGGGATGCAATTATGCCTAGCAATAAAGAACTGATCAGCGAAGCTCAAGACCTTTCAGGCGAGCTAAACCTGGCGATTGATACGGACGGTTTAAAAAACGACGAGCCGGTCAGCCTCGTATCGGATCTGCGCGCCAAAAAGCGCGACGCTGACACCGACACGCAAGCCGACGAGCCGCAGTCCTCCGGGCCCGTAGTGGCGAAAGGCCGAGCCGTAACCACGCGTCGCGGCGTCCTGGGGCCTGGTGAGGCGATATTCGCGAAAGACGTTACCGGCGGGGATGAGACGCTGCAAAATCTTATCAAAGTCGGCATCGTGGTCGCCTAATTATGGGCCTGCGCGAGCAAGCCGAAGCCGATCTGGCGTTTATCCTGGAGGATAGAGTCGGCGGGGACGGTAACCTTATAACATTGACGGACCCGAACGGGCTCGTCGATACGTTTACCGGTTTTTCTAACGATATTTCACAGGTAATTGACCCCGACACGGGGCAAGCGGTAAGCGGGCGCCAGGCGTCTATAACGCTCCGGATTTCTAGCCTGTACGCCGCTGGGTTTGGCCTGCCGAAACAAGTGTCCGACACGGCGTTAAAACCGTGGGTCGTTCAATTTAACGACATTAACGGCCTGCCCTACACGTTCAAAGTGAGCGAATCAATGCCGGACAGAGCGCTCGGCGTTGTGGTTTGCATGCTGGAGACGTACTCGTGATATCCGAGCTGATCGACAAGCAAGACACGTTCGAAATCGTCCGGGACCGGATCGCCACTATCCTAGTGACGGAAGTCGCGAATCAGCGGATCCTCGCCACTGCAGCCGGTAAAGACCCGAATCAGTGGAAGCTGCGCGTATTTACCGAGCGAGCCAACCCGTGGGAGCAGTTCCAGGGCGGCGAGGACGGCGTCGCGACCGACGGCACGCCGCTGGTCAATGTCTGGTACGACAACAGCAATTTTGACCCCGGCGCGAGCAATGTCGTGGAGCGTCAAAAGACCGAAGCGATTTTTAACGTCGATTGCTATGGCTACGGCCGCAGCGCTAACGTTGTGGCGGGGGGCTATAAAGCCGGCGACGAGGAGGCCGCATTCGAGGTACAGCGCGCGCTGCGGTTAGTCCGTAATATTCTTATGGCCGCCGAATACACGTACCTGGGCCTGCGCGGGCTAGTGTGGCAGCGGTTCCCGCAGTCCGTGACAATCTATCAGCCGCAGATCGACAGCCGCACAGTGCAGCAAATAGTCGCGGCTCGGCTCAGTTTTAGGGTAACATTCAATGAATTCTCGCCGCAGGTTCCGCCCGTGACGTTAGAAACGATAAATACAACGGTACTGCGAGCCGAGAACGGCGAGATCGTTGTCGAAGCGGACTATGATTATACAACGCCATAAGGGGATAGGATCATGCCAATCAGTTCAGCCATAGACGCCACGGCAGTCGCTCGCGTCCTAGGCATTAAAACAATTTTTCAAGATCTGCGAGGCGGCGGCATTTTGTTTTTGCCGCAGCGGATCGCGATTGTTGGCCAGGGTAATACGGCGGCGACCTACAGCACCGTAAAGTTCCAAATTACCAGCGCCCCGCAAGCGGGCGAGCGTTACGGGTTTGGGTCTCCGATTCACTTGGCAGCCCGCCAGCTGTTGCCGGTAAATGGCGACGGCGTCGGCACCCTGCCCGTCACGGTTTACCCGCTGGACGACGACGCAAGCGGCGTTGTCTCTGACGGCGTTATTACGCCTACAGCGGACCAGACCGCGGCCGGCGCGTACATTATTCGCGTCAATAACATCGACTCCGAGCAGTTTGTCGTAAGCGTGGGCGACACGATCGCAGACATTACCGAAGAAATTACCAACGCCGTTAACGCGGTTTTGGAAATGCCGATCATCGCGACGGACGACACGACCGCCGTTAGTTTTGTTTCAAAATGGAAGGGTTTAAGCGCCAACGCGATTTTTGTCGAAGTCCTGGCGCCTGCCAGCGGCGGCGCGACGATCGCCGTTACGCAAGCTACGGGCGGATTGGTTAACCCGAGCGTACAGCCGGCGCTTGATCAGGTCGGCGACGTATGGGAGAGCATGTTCCTAAACTGCCTTAATTATGACGATCTGACCGCGCTGGACGCCTTCTCGGTATTCGGCGAAGGCCGTTGGGGCGCGCTGACACGTAAACCTATGATCGCATTTGTCGGCAACGCCGCAACAACCGTGGCCGCTGCCATTGCGGTTCCCGAGGGCCGCAAGACGCAGCGCACAAACGCGCAGCTCGTTGCGCCCGGATCCAAAGATCTGCCGTTTGTAATCGCGGCCCGCCAGCTGGCGCGCATCGCACCGGTGGCGAACAACAACCCTCCGCGCGACTACGGCAGCCAGAACGCCACGGGCCTAACGCCGGGCACAGACGGCCAGCAGTGGACCTATCCGCAGCGGGACCAGGCGGTAAAGGGCGGCAGTTCGACGATTGAAGTTAAAGACGGCGTTATTAATCTATCTGACACCGTTACGTTCTTTCACCCAACCGGCGACCCGATCCCGGCCTATCGTTTTGTTTGCGATGTGGTCAAACTGCAAAACGTGCTGTTTAATCTTAATCTGATTTTCGCTACGCCTGATTGGGACGGCGCGCCGCTTATTCCCGACAATCAACCGACAATCAACCCGAGCGCCAAAAAGCCAAAAATGGCCGTCGCGGCCGTCGCGGCGATGATCGACAGCTTGGCGCTGAACGCAATAATCAGCGACCCCGAAACCGCCAAGGCGTCCATCCGTGCGCAGATTAACGAGCAGAATCCGAAGCGCCTCGATTTGACGTTCACTATTCAGGTCTCGGGCAACTCGAACATCATTTCCGTGGACCTTAACTTCGGGTTCTATTTCGGCCAGCCGCAGATAGTGGCGTAATTTAAAGGGGAACAATTATGGCAGCCGTGGGCGGGTCCATTGAATCAGTAACACTAGGCGGACGAACTTTTGCCGTCGCCGCAGACGCCGAGGCACAGCGAAAACTTGGCGGTTTTGAAAACGAGATTATGGCAAACGGGGACGGCGGGGCGCGCTTGATTAAAACGCGCGTACCGATGTCAATCGCGGGCCTGACGGTCGAGGTCGACGACGACCGTGGAGACCACGAGTATTTGCAGGACATCGCCAACGGGAACGGCTTTTTTGCGGTCACCATTACCTACGCGTCCGGCAAAACCTACCAGGGCAACGCGCAGATTTCTGGCGAGCTGCAGGCCAGCAGCCAAAACGCGACAGCCGCGTTTGATCTGTCCGGGCCGGGTCTTTTGACGGTTCAGTAAAGCGAGCAACTATAGGGCAGTAACGCCGCGCGGGGGCCCTATCCCTACACCCGGAGCAATCCGGGGCGCGGCGACTTTTAAATAAATAGGGCGAAAATCATGTCAGATCCAAAAATTATCAAAGAAATGGCGGAACAGGAATTCGATCGTTTTATCGAAGCGATGGACATCGAAGCCGATCCGCTAGAAATGGACGACGAGGACAAAGAGCAGTTCAAAAAGCAAAAGTCCCTCGTCGTCGCGCGCATCATGGCGGGCAATGTGGTCATCGACGACGTGGGCCAACCGGTCTACACCGTGAAGCAAGGCGACGGCGATCCGATCACGTTCTACGAGCCGACCGGCGCGTCCCTGATGGCGATGGACCGTAAGAAAAAGGCCGAGGACATCGGCAAACTCTACGCGACTATGGCCGACATGACAAAGCAGCCGATTAAACGGTTCGCCGGCATGAAGTACAGAGATTTAAAAGTCT